TGGTCTGTTATTTCATTTCCAATGTATCTTGCCGACAAAGGAATATTACCAATTATCTCATTCATCAAGGCGTCAAGTTTTCTAAGAACCCACTTCCTAACTTGTTGAACAAGAGATGAGATAACCCTAGAAATATCACCAGCAGCATTTCCTAAGGTAATAGCAATCATTTCTTTTTGTGGATCAGATCCCCCAAATCCAAGAGTGGATGGAAGGTCTGTCCCTATGCCAATATTGGCAATAGTTGCTCCACTTATAGTGGACTGTGCGTCTTTGAAAAACTTTTGTGAAGTAGAAAGAAAACTTTCAGGACCAATAGCTCCCTCTTTTATAGCAGTAACCTTATCAACTAAATCTTGAACGGATTTATTAATTGCCTCAGTGTTAACAGGTTTACACGCTGTTTTGATGGGTGGAGTTTCACTATCAGCATCGTCATTCTCGTCTGCTACTGAGGGACTTTGGTTGTTGTGTTGTTCCTTGCCATTTGGTCCTGTTTGACCAGAACCAACTGGCAAACGGTATGTGTCTGGTATTTTATAGACATTGCTTCCAGGAACGAAACCAGATATATTAATAACACTGGGCGGCACCGGCTCCTGCACTGGGGGTTTATACGTTTTAGGCATAACCCTTTCAATAAAATACAAACTCGTTACAGGATCTTTAGAAACCTCAACGATAGTGTTTGCAGCATATCTGGGTGTGGGAATAGTGAACGCTCCACCACCATTAAAGACAAGAGGATAGGCAACAGGCAACCTATCCACAGGTTTGTCTAAAGGATCTTCACCATATATTCTAATCTTGTAGACTTGTTTGTAGACAGGAGCATCCGCTGGACCAGCACCAGGAAATTTAATAGTTGGTTGGGTCCTTAATTGTGTCTCCTCACCAACTATTATAGCGACCTTCTTCTCAAACTTTGAGCGGTCGATCGCAGATATTTTAGCCTGATACTTGCTTGCTAGTCCTGACATTCTTTAGTCGTCGTATACTTTACACTCTGGTGCGCTGGGTTCTACTTCGCAAAACAGTTCAAGTGCGCTGGGTTCTACTTCGCAAAACAATTCAAGTGCGCTGGGGTCGTGATGGTCACCCGCTTCAATCTCTTCCTTATGATTTTCAACGTAAACTTCAAGTTCATGAAGTTCTTCTTCGATGTGGCGGCGTTGTTGTGGAGACGTTGTGGGATTCTCAAGAATCTCCTTGTCTGCTTGGATGTGCTTTTCTACGCTTTCCATTAGGTTTTAACTCCGTAAGAATCTCTGACTAGGTTTAGTCCGGTGAATGCCTGAGTAGGCGTGCTGTAATGACACAAATCCGCTATCATATATATGCCACTATCCTTATTGCTTCTGGTCTGAGTTTTCTTTTGGGAGGTCTCAGGGAACTTACAGAAGACTAGATCACCAGCACTCAATGATAGATCTGCATCTATGACTATATTAAGCGATGAACTGAATTTTTGCCTATAATTTTGCAGTGCTTGTGTTGAAACCGACTTAATATCAAACTTTGTGACAAGGTTATTATCTTGAATGTCTTGTCCTGGTATTACTGTTTGACCATCATCGTTTTGTTCAAACTTTTTAACCGTCGCTTCATCTCGTAATTCCTCATTAACAACTGGCATCTGAGTTCCAGCAATGATTCGATCATCTGGTTCAATAGCAGTGTCTCTTTGAGATGAAATAAATGTCATGGCAACTGGGTCAAACAAATCAAGTTGTGTTGAGTATGCACCTTCCTCAAACTGATGAAGCATGTCTGATATTCTAATGAAGTTAGACTTCAATATCTTACCGCTAAAACCTTCAGACACTTGAGCATCAGCAAACCCAGTCTCTTCAAATTTTTTAATTTCTTTTCCTGTAGTATCAAACATATTATCCAGAGATCTAAAGTTGTATCCTTTAGATGTCTCCCAGAATAAGAAACCAGCACTATCTCTAACTTGTGGTGATGAACTTACTTTTTGAACATCAAGACACATTTCAAAAGGATATCTATCATCACCATTGAACTGCAAACGTTTATCAGTCGTATCGAAGAAATATTCTTTTTCTGTTCCCATAGAGTCTAATGCTGCTCTGACAATCTCATTACCAAAACCATAATAGGTGTCGGTCAATCTATTTTTTATAAGAGTGTTGTCATATGCTTCTTTTGATACAACACGAATGAGAACAGAGGATTCCTTGACAGACTTACTGGCAAAAACAGTCTTCGCTACTCTTAGGTCTGTGTCCTTACTAAGGTCGATAATATTACCAAGATCATCTGCTATTTTAAATTTAAACTTTTCAGTTCCTTGAAGTTTGATGGACTCAAGAATACCAATAGTTCCCTTCGATCCATCATCCGATTGTATTGCAGTTCCTGAATCAACAATGGCAATATCAATAGTAATGTAAGGACACAATACACTCTCTCTGTACTCCAATACAGGAACTCCAGCTCTGATGTCTACAGCGTCTTCATTTTCATTTGAAAATACTTGTAGAGTTTTATGAGTAAGAGACTTTCCTTGCATTATCCTACGGGTACTTCTATTGGTTGAATGGCAATAACATTGTGTCTAAGTGCTACAAAACTTCCTTGACCATAGGAAGTTTCACCATCTAAACCACTACTTCTATTTAACGTCGATGCCTGAGGTTTAATTTTAGGCACGTTGAATTCTCTATCAAACTCTTCAGCAGTTTTATCACTCAGCGGTGGTGATGTTTCAACTGGTTTGATAGGTTCTTTACCGTCACCAAGGAACATTCTACGAATGCCTATCTCAGTAGCAGCACCAGCACCAACAGAACCACCCAATACAGCAACACCAGCAACAGTGCCGACACCCGAAACTCCAAGTGCTGCACCACCCGCAATACCCAAACTTGTGACTAGAAAACCTAGTCCAAAAGCAGTTAGTTTGACAATAATTGCTTTAGTATCACCCCTATTGAAGTCTTCTGTAAGTTCAGAGATTAAAAAACCAAAACCAATTACTCGTAAAGCACTCGCCAGTTTTCTGAACACCGGAGCTGGTATTTTACTAAGCACACCTGATCCAGGTATTTTTGCTTGACTTATTCTCATAGCAAGTTTCTTTACCTTATCAATGAAAGGCAGACCAGGAAGTTTTTGAGGAATAGACGGTGCTGTAAATCTGTTAGGTATGCTATCAAGTATTCTATTTGCAGGTCTTGGTATGGGGAATTTAGGCTCCCTCATAACAACTCTACCTTGAGGATCTATTAAACCACCCCTCGCTTTAAGTGCTTCAAACAAACCTTTCCTCATGGGGAATGGGGTGTTGTCATCCATAGTTCTAGCAAGGGATCTCAAGTCAGATAAACTATATCCCTTGAAAATTTTAGTTTGCTTAGAAACCATATCAGCAATGTCTTTTCCCAACAATCCTGTTGTCATTTTTGATCCTGAGGTAAAACCTCTGGATGCTCTGGGAAAACGTCCTGGAGGGGGGCGTCTTGCTGAAATATCATCCGTTAAAGACAAAGAACTTATCGGCACTCTTCCAGATCCAAACATTTTTTTGCCAGAACCCGCGACAGGTGACCGGAAAGGAATCCTTCTAGAAACTCCTTGTATTCTTGCAGGAGATATTTTTTGACCAGGTTTTGGCAGACGTTTTTTTATTTGTCTTTCAAGAGCTTTCTGTTTTTTGGTTCCCTCTGCTTCAGTTGCTCCCTTTCTGTTTGGACTCCTTACTATACCTAACCTTTCTAAAACATCAGTGAAGAACTTTGCACTACCTAAAACGGTAGCAAGTCTTGTCATACCTACAAGAAGCTCCTCAAGTTTGGTTCCAAGAATTTCTATTTCACCAACTTTCTGAACTTCTTTCTGTATATCCCCAAGGAACCCTTGGAGTTTTTCTATATTTTCTGCTGCTCCATTATAAAAATTGGTTAACCCCTCTACAACACCAGTAACAAATTCTTTGATACCCTTTGCTATTTCTTTTAACTTTGTGAAAGCCGCTGATAGAATAGGTAAAATAGTCTTTAGATTACTAAGTATTAAATTAGCAAACGTAAATGCAGCAAATTTAACCAATGCATCAAGGAATCCACCTACTCTCTTTGATGCTCCCTTCGGAGCGATACTAGAAACAATTTTTTGTGCCTCTATCCTCTGTTCCCTTTTTTCTCTTCTAGCAGCGGACCTATCTTTTTTATCTCGCTCAAAAGTCTTCTTCCTTATAAGGAAGTTTCTCTTGAAAGTATCAGCAACTGCGTTGAATCGAAGAACGTTTCTCATCAGACACCTACCAAGTCATCGATGCCAAGTGCTTTACCAACAAGTCCTCTCATCTGAACACCAGATGCGATTTCAAATTCTGGAATACTATTATCAACTTGCTCAGTTTTTGGTCCAGAAACATCTGCCTTGATAGTGGGCAATATTATCGTCTCAGTGCTTACAGGCATGTTTGGAGTTCCAACAGGTAATTTATCTTTGATCATATGGAACAAGTCTCTTGCTCCGGTAGCGTCAAATATAAACCTTCCTAACTTACCCAACTCCGTGGTTGCGCTCTGAGCGTATGCTGTGGTGTCATCTCCAAATGCAGGTCCAAACAGTTGAGTATTTGGAGGTATCACTTTAGGTTTTGGTGAGTTTGTCACACCATCCTTAGTTTTACTTCTAGTTTTTAAGTATTCTATTTCTTGAGGTAAAAATTCATCATAGTATCTACCTCTCTGAGCGATATGATTATAACCACCATTAATAGATTTAGTGACTGCTCTAAGATCTCCTCTTGCTAATGCACCTTTGTCAACATTCTCTTCCATAAAAGCAAAAGATGCTTTTGCTCCTATCTCTGGATCAAGTAAGAGATCAGGGTTATTTACTAAGTCAACACCTATCTTATTTCCAAAATGTCTATAATTATTTTTACCAGTTAACTGAATAAAACCTCTACCTCTATACTTATATCCTTCACCGTTATTACCAAAGTAAGGTCCGTACATGTAGTCAAAGAATGCTTTATCATTCATTTTTAACTTATTCAGTTCATCATCAGACAAGTTAATTTTAGGTGGTTCAAATAAATCTCTGATGTGAGCTGGAGAACTTTTTGAGTGTCCTCGTTCAGCAACGTTTTGGAAACCACTTTCTGCTTTAAACTGAGCAAGATACATTGCTCTTGTTTTTGCATCCATTATTCCCCTTCTATCCAATTCATCTCTAATGAGTTGAACAGCACCACCACCACTAAAACCAGAGATCAGTCCATACTTAGGTCTATTTGTACCACCACCCATGGCATTAACAGACGACATAAAATCAATGCCAAATTTATTGACAGCACCACGACTCATCACAAACTCACCAGGAGTCAACATCGCAGGGACTGTATCTGTTCCTAAATGCATACCACCACCACTAAACAATCCACCAAAAGGTTCTGTTTGTAAGTTTCCACCACCATATTCATTCATATTTTCTGGTCTAGATCTCTGTAAAGGATCTACAGGGTCTATGTTTTTGTTCCTTCGGAGTAATGCGTACACCGCACCAATACCACCTATTACTGCAGCAGATAGTAATGGGTTGGCAAGCATTAAACCTCCCAACGCAATAATACCCTTAGTTGCAATAGCTATGGTTCCAATTATCAAACCTTTGAATGGAACAAGGAAAGCACCTGCTGCTATTGCTAGGGCAGGCCACCAATCTTTCAGAAACTTTGCAGTTGCTTCTATCTTACCCCTATTCTCAGGGTTAGTCAAGAAATTATATAATGGAGTAATGAGTCCTCCAAGAATAGTAAAAAATAAAAACCTCTTAAGAGAATCAAAGAAACCTGTCATCGGGGCAGCAGCCTTTTTCAAGTTCGCCCCAGCACCTTTAAAGAACTTTCCTAAGTTTTCTATTCTATTTTCTCTTTTCTCTCTCTTTTCTCGTTCTCTTTCTTTCTTCTCAATATCTAATTTTTCTTTCTCTATTTGATTGTCTTGCCTTATAACAGAAATGAGCTCATCAAGTTTCCCTAAAAGTTCCGCTTCCTGACCAGGTTTGATGTCAGTATCTGTGAAAAACTTTTTGGGTTTGATCTTTAAACCGGGTGCTCTAAAGATAGGTGACCTAAACGAGTCCGTCATTGCTGCTGTTGTTGCATCTTAAGTCGTTCTTCTTCTAAATGTGATCTTAAGAGTTCGACATATACGTCTCTCTCCCAAGGTATCATGTTTTCAATCTCTGTTAATGAGTATTTATGATACTGCATCAAGGAAAAATTTAACTTAAAGTAACTCTCCAAATTCATATGGGAGAGTGCTATGCGAAAAAACTTGCCAGTCCCTCCAGAGTCACAGTGCTCTTCTTCTTAGTTTTAGGATTGACAACCTCTATATCATGAGAGAGTTTAGGCATCGTGGTGAAGAAAGATTCAATCTGTTTGAACTGTGCTGAGTTCATTGAACCAAGAAAATCATTTATTTCTTTTTTAGTGAAGTCTTCAGATGTCCATGCCTCATCTGCATTGTATACTTTATCCACACAACCAGCGATCAAATCAAATGATTGATCAACTTGACTACCTTCATCAAAGTTAAAGTTATTTTTAACAAACTGATCAAGTGATGGATACTTCATTTCCATCATTAAAGTATCATCAAGTTTGATTTGGTTGCTGTGGTTTTTATCCTTGATGACTTTAATATCATCAATGCTAATTTCGACCTCAGCATAAGTTTCTCCATCATCAGGACAGAGCACGCTTACTTCGATGTCTTCACCAACAGACTTCCCTCTGATATTTAAGAAGAGATACTCAATATCAAAAGTAGGAAGGTTCTCTACCTTGATGCCGCGAGTCTGAATACAGTCTTTCAGGACTGCTTTAATAGCGTTGGTGATTTCCTTTGTATCATCACTCTCTAGTGCAAGAACTAATAACTTTTCTTCTTTTACTAGGAAAGGACGAAACTTAATTGTTTTTCCAGTCGAAGGCAACTCCAACTCATAAGTTGGGGTAGCAATTTTTGGTAAAGGCATGATATGTTATTCAGTGATGTTATTTATTCGCTACTCACCAAGTAGCGAGAGAAGTTAAAGTTGACGGTGCAGGTAAGTATTTGAGACTGATCATAAGACAGAGGCATTTGGTTAATAGCGATAGGATAGGCATTTAAGAACCTATACTGCAAGTTTCTATTTTCATAGTTTCTTTCAAACTTTCTAATAAAAATATCAGTCTTATATTCTTTCGGAAAGTTTACTCTATAAAAATAGTTGTCTCTCTCTGCGTTACTTCCACCATCTTCATTTACAATGAAACGTATCCAGTTCTCAAAGAAGTATATTATATCATAATTTTCATCCACATAGAATGTAAATGAAGAGGTTGTTTCATATTGTCTTCTATAAGCATGTCTTTCAGTAACACCTGTTCTGTCATTATCAAGAGTGTGAGTCGCTAAAGAAGTTCCAGGTAATGCTGCTTCCCTACAAGCAAGAGTAAAGTTTTCTTTATTAGAAAGATTATATCCATCACCAAGACCCAAACCCTGGCTCTCTCTCAACCAAGTTCTAACCCTATTAGGAGGGTTAAAGTGACACTCATAAGTTGATGTAAGGGCTGGTTGTAGAATACTTGCCTTTAAATCAGCAACATTCCTTGCCCTTGGTTTTGGCGTAGCCATCTAAATAGTTTTTACCGTATATATTATGTATGGGAGTTAGTAAGAAAAGTATTTACAAACCCTCCAACCCTAAAAAATATAAGGGAAATGCGAACAATATTATCTGTAGAAGCACATGGGAGAGAAAGTTCTGTAAGTGGTGTGACCTGACAGAGAACATTCTTGAGTGGGGAAGTGAAGAGTTCTTCATTCCATACATCTCTCCTGTTGATAAGAGAGTTCATCGTTACTTCCCTGACTTTATCATCAAAGTAAAAGAGAGCACGGGCAACCTCAAGACATATGTCATTGAGGTCAAACCAAAGAGAGAAACTATTCCTCCAGTGCCAGGTAAGAAACAAAGAAAGACTTTGATAAGAGAGAGTATGACTTACGCTGTGAACCAAGCAAAGTGGAAGTCTGCTCGTGAATGGTGTGCTGACAGAATGATAGAGTTCAAGATCATTACCGAAGACGAGTTAGGTATCAAGGGTTATGGATGAGTTTCAGTTTGAGGAACTAGTAGGTGATAATAGAGTAGAGTCTCAGAAAGATTCTATCAGAAACCTGGGTGACCCAGAAGATATGATGTTACAGATAATGAGTATTCTGAATGAGACTGTAATAATACCTGAGGAGGGTGAGACTTACACCTTCATCTATAATGCAAAGACACCTAATATTGAATATGATCAACATCCAATAGTGGGTGTAACTGATATATTCAACTGGGGTTTCAGAGGCATCAACTTTCACTGGGACAAGATAAGAAACTACACTTGGCAAGAAATACCAGGACAACTCCACATCGTCAGGCAAAGTGAAATACAAACTATGCTTGACATCCCATATGCCTACTACTTAACTAAATAAGAAAAAAGTACTGTCTATAATGGCGTCCGAATCAACT